CGTATGACTAATTATTCTATATTCAGTAATAAGGAAGAAGAAAATGAAGCCATCAATAACCAAATAAGTAGATTAATACAATATCTTAAATGTCTTCCAGTTAGTATTATTTGTATAGACGGTATTGAAGCAGATGATGTTATTGGTTATCTCGCGGTAAAATTCGAGAATTTTGCGTTAACTAAGGAAGTCACCATAATGTCCGCTGATAAAGATTTCTTGCAGTTAACAAGCGATAAAACACAAGTTTATTCGCCTATTAAGAAGAAAATATATAAACCTGAAGATGTAAAAACTGAGTATATTGTAGATCATTTAAATTTTATAAATTATAAAATATTAATGGGAGATACATCAGATAACTTACCTGGCGTACCTGGTTTAGGTCCTAAAAAACTAATTAAACTATTTCCTATTTTAAATGAAAACAGAAAAATTAGTTTAGATGAGATAATAGAATATTCTAAAACCAAAATTAACGAACATGCTTTATATTCTTCTGTTATAGAAAGATCATATCAGTTAAGTATCAACATGCAATTAATGGATTTACAAAACATTCCTATATCAGATGAAAATAAAAGAGAAATACAACAAAATTTTAATGATCAATTTTCATTAAATAAACATGTGTTTATGCAGATGTATTTAGCAGATCATCTAGAAGAAACCATACCTAACACATCAAATTGGCTTAATCAAATTTTTGGAGGGCTAGATAATTTTTAGTAAATTTAAAATAAAGGTTTATGACAAGTTCAACATTAAATAAATTACAAAACTACGGTAGTGTTTTTCAAGTTAAAGTAATGGGAGCACTATTAACTCAACGTGATTTTTTATTAAATATATCAGATTCATTAGATAGTGAATATTTTGAAAATCCATCTCATAAATGGGTTGTTGATTATATTATAAAATATTTTGAACAATATCATACTTACCCTACTGCGGAAACCTTATCTATTGAAATTAAAAAAATAGATAATGAAATATTAAGGATATCTTTAGTTGAATCGATTCGTGAAGCCTATAAATTGGCAGATGCAAGTGATTTAGAATGGGTTGAAAAGGAATTTTCTAATTTCTGTCAAAATCAACAGATGAAAAAAGCAATTATGACATCTGTTGATTTACTAAGTTTAGGTGATTATGATGGTATTAAACAATTAATTAATCGCGCTCTAAAAGCAGGAGAAGATAAAAACATAGGTCATATATATGAATCGGATGTTGAATCTCGTTATAGAGATGATGATAGAAAAGCAATACCTTTTCCTTGGCCTATATTTAATGATTTGACTCAAGGTGGATATGGTAAAGGCGATTTAGTACTACTATTCGGTAACCCAGGTGGAGGTAAATCTTGGGGTGTAATAGCAATGGGTGCTTATGCTGCTGCTTTAGGATATAATGTAGTACATTATACTTTAGAACTATCAGAAGGATATGTAGGTAAACGTTATGATGCTGTATTTTCAGGAATACCCGTTGATAAGTTAGATGAACATAGAGTAGAAGTTGAAACTGCTATTTTAAATGTAAAAGGAAAAATTATAATCAAAGAATATGCTCCTAAACGAGCATCCATAGATACAATTGAATCCCATATTCAACAACTAGAGCATCAAAATGAATTTAAACCAGATTTAATTATTATTGATTATTTAGATTTATTACGCACTAAAGGAAGAAAAGAACGCAAAGAAGAAATAGATGATGTTTATACTGATATTAAAGGATTATCTAAAGAATTAGGAATACCAGTAGTATCACCATCACAAGCAAATAGAACGGGCGCTGATAAAGGAATATTACAGGCTGAAAATGCAGCTGGTTCATATGATAAGATTATGATTGGTGATATCATTATATCATTAGCTCGTGGAAGAAAAGATAAAATAAACGGAACAGGTAATTGGCACTTTATTAAAAATCGTTATGGTGCTGATGGATTAACATTTGGTTCTAAAATAAATACCTCAAATGGATATATAGAGATATATGACCAACCTTTAGATGATGAAGATACGCCTGAGTTAAAAGGTAAAAATAAAGCAACAAATCCCTTTTCAGAAGTAGGGACAGAAGACAAACAAATCTTACGAAATAAATTTCTTTCTTATAAAGAAGGATAATATTTATAAACCCAAATAAAAAAATATGATTACAGTTAAACGTTACACAGCATCTTGGTGTAGTCCTTGCAAAGTATTAGCACCTGTTATGGATGAAATAAAAAATGAATTATCAGATGTTAATTTTGTTACAATTGATGTAGAATTACATAAAGAAGCAGCAATGAATGATAATATTGCGTCAATACCAACCGTTGTAATATCAAAAAACGGACAAGAACTACACCGATTTACCGGAGTTATACCTAAGCATTCTATATTACAATTAATTAAACAATTTTCTTAATATAACATATATAAAATTGAAAGAAAAATGGGATTTAAACGATTTGACCATCAACGATGGATAGAGTTATCTTTTATAGAGGATTGCAAAATATTAAAGAAAGCTAAATCACTAAAAGAATACTATAACAAAGCAAACACAGGATTATATGAATTTTTAAATCCTTCTTTATCATATCCATACGAAACTATAGATATGGTTGGTGGACAAAAAATATGGAAAGTAGAAAAACAAAATAATGATCCTATATTAGTAGTAACCTTAAAAAAAGGAGGATTAAACAATAACCATTATTGGATTATAGATTTTTATTTTCCTGAAACTGAAAAGGGATTTGATAAAAAACAAGGATTAGAAGGCAAAAATTATCTAGACACAATATCTAAGATTTTTATAGATGAATTATTACCTTATATTGAACAATCAGAATATAATACTTTATTGTTTAAAGCGTATATAAATGATGGGGCAGGTAACCAAAGAAAAACTGTTTTTAAAAAAATGGTAGATAAATTTCTGCCTAAAGATAAATTTACATTTAGCGAAGAACATAATAATTTTATAATTAAAAAAAAACAATAACAATGAACATAACACAAGAAATCTTGTCGGAAATAACGACTTACATGAAATATGCTAAATTCAAACCAGAAGTAAACAGACGAGAAACATGGGAAGAATTAGTAACAAGAAATAAGGAAATGCATCAAACAAAATTTCCTCAATTACATGATGAAATTGAAAAAGCATATAAAATGGTCTACGATAAAAAAGTACTACCATCGATGCGTTCATTACAATTCGCAGGTAAACCTATTGAGCTTAATAATTCTCGTATATTTAATTGTTCTTTTCTTCCTATTGATGACTGGAGATCATTTAGTGAAATAATGTTTTTATTACTTTCAGGATGTGGAGTAGGATACAGTGTACAAACACATCATGTAGATAATTTACCTGAAATTACAACACCTGTAAAACACAAACGTTATTTAGTAGGTGATAGTATTGAAGGATGGGCAGATGCAATTAGAATGCTTTGTAAAGCATATTTTACAGGTGGTTCTTTACCAATATTTGATTTTAGAGATATCCGTCCTAAAGGAGCCCAATTAATTACTGTAGGTGGTAAAGCACCTGGTCCTGAACCATTAAAAGAATGTCTGTTTAACTTACAAAAAATACTTGATAGAAAAAAAACAGGCGATAAATTAACATCATTAGAAGCACATGATATGGCTTGTCATATAGCAGATGCTGTACTATCAGGTGGTATTAGACGTGCAGCATTAATAGCATTATTTAATCTTGATGATGAAGATATGTTAACATGTAAATTTGGAAATTGGTGGGAAGAAAATCCTCAACGCGGTAGAGCAAATAATAGTGCTGTGGTAATGCGTCATAAGATTGACGAAGAAGAGTTTTTTAAATTATGGAAGAAAATCGAGTTAAGTGGATCTGGTGAACCAGGTATCTACTTCAGCAATGATAAAGATTGGGGAACAAACCCATGTTGCGAAATCGCTTTAAGACCATTTCAATTCTGTAACTTATGTGAGGTAAATGTATCAGATGTAGTTGATCAAGCAGATTTAAACGCAAGAGTAGAAGCAGCAGCATTTATAGGTACATTACAAGCCGCATACACTGATTTCCATTATTTAAGAGATATCTGGCGTAAAACAACTGAAAAAGACGCTTTATTAGGTGTTGGAATGACAGGTATTGGATCAGGTGCTGTATTAGGATTGGATTTAAAATCAGCAGCTGATTTAGCTAAAACAGAAAACGCTCGTGTTGCTGAAATAATTGGTGTTAATAAAGCAGCTCGTGTCACTACAGTAAAACCATCAGGTACATCATCATTAGTATTAGGAAGTAGCAGTGGTATTCATAGCTGGCATGATAAGCATTACATCAGACGTATCAGAGTAGGTAAAAATGAAGCAATTTATACTCACCTAGCAATTTACCATCCAGAACTATTAGAAGACGATTTCTTTAAACCTACTATCCAAGCTGTAATATCTATTCCACAAAAAGCACCAGAAGGCGCTATTATACGTAGTGAAGAATCAGCATTAATGTTGTTAGAACGTGTTAGAAAGTTTAATATGGAATGGGTAAGAAAAGGTCATCGTAAGGGAGCTAATACAAATAATGTATCTGCAACTATATCTGTTAGAAATGAAGAATGGAAAGAAGTAGGAGAATGGATGTGGAAATATAAAGACACATTTAATGGATTATCAGTTCTGCCTTTCTCAGATCATACTTACACTCAAGCACCTTTTGAAACAATCACTGAAGAACACTTTAACGAAATGGTAAATCATCTTCATTCTGTAGATTTGAGCCAAGTAATTGAATTTGATGACAATACTGCATTAGGTGATAGCGTCGCCTGCGGAGGAGGAGCTTGTGAAATAGTGTAAGTAAAGGTAGCGCTTGTGATATTTTCATATATTTATTGACATGATAGGAATATATAAAATTACAAGCCCCACTAATAAAATATATATTGGACAAAGTGTAGATATAGATGATAGATTTAGAAAATACAAAAATTTAAATTGTAACAGACAAACTATCATCTATAACTCTCTTAAAAAATATGGATGGGAACAACACATATTTGAAATTATTGAAGAATGTCCGGCTGATAAATTACTAGAACGCGAAACCTATTGGAAAGAATATTATAAAGTTTTAGAAGTACCTAGTTTATGTTGTAGAATAGACGGAAAAGGAGGCTATATGAATGAAGAAACTAAAGCTAAAATAGGCTTAAAACATAAGGGTAAAATAATGTCTAACGAAGCTAAGACTAAAATATCTAAAGCTCTTAAAGGACGTAAAGTAACATGGGATTGTAAAGGACCTAAAGATTATAAATACACAGAGGAACAAAAACAAAAAATGAGAAAACCTCGTGTGAATAGATGGGAACGAGAAAAATTAGTATCTCCATCTATAGTTAAAGAAATAAGGAGTAAATTTAATCTAGGACACAAACGCTCAGATTTAAGTAGAGAATATAATGTAAGTTGGGGTACTATTAAAAATATAACTGATCATATAAATTCATATAAATTCATA